ATCTAATTTATTTAGACTACAATTTAAAACTCTTGGATTTAAATATAAAACAAACTGGGGATTTTTATCAGAAAAGGCTGTTCCAGCTGATTTTCTAGGATTGAACATGAACGATCTACAAAAACTAGTAGATGATATATACTATAATACAGATTTAGAATTTTGGGATTGTCATGCTGGTAATATTGGTTATATATCTAGAAAAAATAAGAAAATATTAGTTTGTATAGATACTGGATGGGAAAGTTTTGATGAAAAAAGTAATCAATGGGGAAATAGGCTTCCTGGTCCAGTATGTCCAGATTGTAAAATACCTTTATGTAACTGTTACAATGAGGAATAATTATGCCATATATTAGTGAAGAAGAAAGAGATGAACTAGATAGATCAATAGCTGTTTTGGTAAACAATATTAATCAAATAACTAGCGGATTAGATAACCCACACGATTTTAGTAATTATCTTGGACGGTTAAATTATTGTTTTTCTAGAATAATTATGGGAGTTATGAAAAGAATATCATATAAGAATATAGCAATGGCTACTGGTGTATTAGAAAATATAAAACAAGAATTGTATAGACGAGTTGCTCATTCATATGAAGATACTAAAATTATAGAAAATGGAGATATACCCGAATACTCTAAACTAAGGTAGAAACATGCAAAAGAGTACAGAAGATTTATACAAAGAAATATTTAAACTAAATAAAGATGTTTCTAAAATAGAGGACTCTTTATCTAAAGATATTAATAAGAATCATGATACTGTATCTAAGGAAATAAAAGAGATAAAATCTTTATTGCGAACATTAGATAGAAAAATAACTTCTGTACTAGAAAAAGTAGAAACTTTTGAGATTTTTATAGAATCTGCTGAAATAATAGAAGAAGAAGAAGAAGAAGAAGAAGAAGATCTAGAAGATTCTTCTGAAACAGAAGATGATTATAATGCTGAGTGGAGCCCAGAAAAAGACTCTGAAGATGATGAGGATTAAATGGCTAGTTTAGCATTAGCAGCGGCTGTAATTGTTTTGTTTACAGTTTTAGTTGGACCAGTAACATATCTATTAGCAAGACTAGGATTTCCTAAGATTATTATTTATATACTGTCACTATTATGCTTTTTTACTGGAATACATTTGTGTTTATTAGCTATTCCAATATGGTATTTAGGACTTATACCAATATACTTTGGATATATTAGCATAGCTCGCGTGAACAAAAAAGAAACTCAAGCTTGACAAGCACTACGGACGATGGTACACTGGTAGCATCACAGGAAAAAACGATACTTGGAGACAAACAATGAAACTTGCAGATCGAACAGTTGAAATTCATAGTAGGGGTATTGAAAGCAGTAATCAGTTTACTATTGCTCAGACTAGTAAAATGTTTAAGATCCTTTCGGATTCATTGTATTCCGATAAGGTCATGGCAGTAATTCGTGAACTATCTACCAATGCTTATGATGCCCACATCTCTGCTGGTAACAAAAATCCATTCAGGATAACTCTGCCAAATCGAACAAATCCCAATTTTGTTGTTCGTGATTATGGTACGGGTCTTAGTCAGCAAGATATGGAACAACTATATACAACATATGGCGCTAGTAATAAAAATGATAGCAATGATTTTGTGGGATGTCTTGGTCTAGGCAGCAAGAGTCCATTTGCTTATACCAAAAGCTTTAGCACATCTTCTTATTACAATGGAACAAAATATTCTTATATTGCTGCTATGGATGAGGCAGGAGTTCCTTCTCTTAATCTTTTTGATATTAGTCCAACAACAGAACCAAATGGTCTGGAAATAAGTTTTGCTGTTAAAAATTATGATTTTGATGAATTTGCCACTAAGAGTAAGAGAATTTTTCACTACTTTAAGATGAAACCTATTATTGAGGGTGGCACAGATAGTTGTCTACTTGATCATTCATACTCTTATAATAATGTTGTGATTGATGGTGCTGGTTGGAAAATTGGAAGAGTTACTAATGATAGCAGCAAATATCCCAGTGCTTATAATGGTCCTGGTAGCGGGGTTGTTGCTATTATGGGCAACATTGCGTATCCTGTTGATTCTACTAAAATTATTGGAGAAGAAGACAAGAATACCAACGAAACTATTCAAAAGTGGAATAGAGCTTTTAAGAAAGCAGATGTTGATAACTGGAAACATCTTGTAAAAGAGATTCTTAATGCTGGACTATATCTTGAGATCCAGTTTGGTATTGGTGAACTTGAGATGGATGTATCTCGTGAAGGATTGCAATATACCAAAGATGTTATTCAGGCTCTTAGAAATAGAACTCTTGAAATTTATATGCAGCTTAAAGAAGACATGACTACTAAATTGCAATCATGTACTAATCTTGTAGAAGCATATATTACCTATTATAATCTTAGTGATCTTGCTGGAGGATGGACCGCTGGTGCAAGTTGGACTGATTCTAATGGCAAAGCTCATGAATTGAGCAGCGGAACTAATCTTGATTATACTTTTAAGAAAAATAAGCAACTGTATGCTATTAATTGGAGAAGTGCGGGCTATCGTAGTAGGCGTTTGGTTTATCTAACAGACAAGATTCATTGGGAAACTCTTGCTGGCAAAGGAGTCTACTTTTACAACGAAGCTAAAAAGTCGGGTAAAATGGTTTTCTTTCGTTGTGATGTTAAGGGGGAGGAAACTGCTAAAAAGATTGTGGTCAAGTACTGTAATGATCATAATTGTTTTGCTTATTTGTTGATTGATACTGAACATCCAGAAGATTCCACAGAAGGTTTTGATAAGATCATTGAGCATATTGGTGGGGAAAATAATCTTCTTAATGTTTCAGATTTTAGAAGTTTAATTGCTAGCAAAACTCGATCTAGTAGAGGATCTACTGGTTCTATTAGTAAGGATGAAATTTTTATTATTAACGGAATAGGTTCCGATAATGACTGTAAAACCTTGTCTGGTAATCAGATTAATGCTGCTACTTATCTAAGAGAATTGTCAGATAGTCTTGTGGATTATGTTGATGATTCTGATAATGAGATTGTTTATGTTCCTATTCTAAGATACGGATCAGTATCTGGTTATCCAGATATTCATCGAATTGTTGAACTTGCTTCTAAAAAGGACTATGCTCTTGGACAAAAACTATTTGATAGCCAGAAGATTTTTGCTATCAAGCAAAGCTCTGTTGATAAGCTAAAGAAGGATGGGATTAACCTGATAAGTTTTAATGACTGGTTCAAGAAATGGTCAACCAAGATCATAACTAATCTTTCTAATAAATTGTCTTTGTATACAGAAATTATTGAATACTCAAAATCTCAATATGAAAGTAATGATCCTACATACAAGGACGGCGCATACTATTATGGACCAAAGTTTAGCGACAGAAATATTATGTTTCATATTTTGAATTTGTTTGGAGTCAACTATCGTCAATATATTAAAAATTCTGACCTTGTAGACGCTATTGATAATTATATGTTGATTGAATTTTTTGCTCAGTCTATTCATCATGGAAATTCTATACCAAAAATCTCCAATAAAGATTACTATGCTTCTATTGCTATTATATTGAATAAGTATGGAGTAAATGGCATCAACCCAGAAGATGTCCGCGATTCCCACAGGTCTTTTGTATCTGCTAAAGAAACTATTAATAGATTGTATGGAGACACAACATTTCTTGATGGTATGGATATTAGTAAAACGAACAATAGTATCCTAAATACGCTTCCTAAAATGAGCGACATTAGGAAAAAACTTAAAGAGGGTGTTGACAAGAGTTCGATGCTCAAGTATATTATTGGTAGTAACCATGAGAACGATACTAGACAACTAACTAGTCATAATCCTCTCAAGGTTTATCATAAAGATGGATATTATCAAAAACCAGCTTGGTTTGGTAGCATGGGCAGTGATGGTGACGTTGAAAACTTTAGAGTAATTTTGGGTAGTTTAATTTAATTTCACAGGAAAACGGAGAAATATCATGAGTGTTCCTTTTATGTGGGTTGATGGTAATCTTACGCTGATTGTTAATAATAAGGCTCATCAGGTTTTGCCTGATCATATTAACTACAAGATGATTATTGATGCTCTTCCAACAGCATCTAACGATGAACTATCGGTTCTTCTTGATGTTGAAAAGGCTATTGTTAATTTTAGTGATGGTATGGTGGAAATTAAAGATGGTAATGTTTACTATGGTGGTGAACTTGTTCATGGGAGTATTAGCAAAAGAATTCTGGATTTTATAAAACAGGGACTTCCTTTTGAGCCTTTGGTAAAGTTTCTTGATAATCTGATGCAAAATCCTAGTATGCAAAGTCAAACTGAGCTATACGATTTTCTTGAGCATCAATATCTTCCTATTACTGAAGATGGTCATTTTTTGGCTTATAAAGCTGTTAGAAGTGATTTTATGGATAAGTACGCTGGAAAGTTTCGTAACAAAGTTGGTGATGTTTGCGAAATGAATCGTGCTAAGGTTGATGATAATCGTAGTCAGGGTTGTTCTAAGGGTCTTCATGCTGGAGCATTGAATTATGTTGCTGGTTATGGTAGCGTTGAGACTGGTGATCATATTATGATTGTTAAAATTAATCCCAAGGATGTTGTTAGTGTTCCTAATGATTGTAACTGTGAAAAGCTTCGCACTTGTCGATATGAGGTGGTTGGAGAGTATGAGGGAGAACTAAATAAGCCCTTGTATTCTTCTGTGTTCTCTTATGAGAATACTGAAGACCTTGATGATGAGGATGAGGATGATTATGGACTGACTAATGAATATTGGGATCAGTTTGATGAAGACTATGATGAAGACGAAGACGATTATTATGATCCTGACCAGGATTATTGATTGATGATAGATGTGGTCGCCGTAAAACGCGACCGGAAGAAGATGGGTCGCTGGTGCGGATACTAGTTAAGAGTGCAGTTCGATTCTGCAACCATCTTTTTGAATAGGATGTTGATTCTGATAGGTTGTGTGACCTATCCCGACATTACTATGATTTTGTAGGTAGAGGCACAGGAGAAATAAACGATATGTTTAGCGACGATCTGGGTTTTAATCCGTTTGATAAGAACAATAATGTTCATGCTGTTAGAAATGTACAGAATCGTCAAAGATTTTTGAGTTCATTTAATCAGAGCCATATCTTTGTTTACAATGGTAATCCACGCAAGAAGATTAGTAGTATGTTTCATACATCTAATATTGATCAAATGCTTCAGTCTAATACCGACAACCATTCTGACGCTTACTTCTATGTTAATGGTGGTCGCAATCTTTATGCTATTAAGCAGTTTGCTTGCTGCTTTTGTGACATGGATGCTGGTAGAGACAACGAAGGCAAATATTTTAAGCCTAGCATTGTCATGACAAAGAAGAAGGCTTTCCTCAAGAAGATTAACGAGTTTCCTGTTAAACCAAGTTGGGTAGTTGATACTCGCAATGGTTATCAGTGCTATTGGTTATTTGATGATGCTAGCAGAAAGATTATTGGAAACAATAGAACTTTCTGGAGTGGTTTGCAAAAGAAACTTGTTAACTATTTTGGTGGTGATCCCCGAGCAATCAAGCCTAATCAGATTTACCGTGTTCCTTACACTTGGTGGCGTAAAGAATGGGAAAAGAAGGCTCCATATTTTACAAGTCTGCTTCCCGGTTCTACTGGTCAACCAATTAATGTGGCCGATCTAAAGAGCGCATTAACAGGTCAGCCTGCTACTCTTCAGATAGTTCCTGAGAAGTGCAGCAATGATTGGTATAAGGGATATGCACAAGCTTATAAGCAGAGTGATATTACTGGTGTTCCAGTATCAGTTAATGTTGCTGCTGATATTCTGAATAGTCTTCGTAATGATTATGATTATAAGGATTCTTACAAGCAGGATTCTTATAAGCAACTTGAGAAGAATATGAAACCCCTTTATTCTTCTAATCGTGCTTATGGCGATCCTACTCCTGTGATGCCCGTATCTGATGACGATACAGATGCTCTCCAGACGCTCCCTATTGCCTCTGGAGAAGAAGATTTAGAGTTGGACGGCTCTCAGACCAAACTTTTAAAGACGGTCGTGGAGTTCCTTAATCAAGTCAGCACCCCTCTATATTTTAGCAACAACAGATTCCTAGCCAGTTCTGCTAAAGAGTT